CTACTAATGTTTGGGTAATCTAAACATTCAACATCTACTTTTTCCAATAAACCTATTCCATCAACGGCTGCTATCTCTACAACTCCGTCTGGTAAATCTTGAGTGCTTCCGAAATCCTGTAAAATAATACCATACCAAAATGTCGTTCCATCTCGTAATATTTCTAATAAATATCTATTCTCAGTAATTAATAAGGAAGTCAATAAAGCATCAACTGCTCCGTTTGTATTTTTAATAAATATGGATGCACCACTTTGTATTATTCCTCCTTTAACAATATTAGTAATCCCAGCATCATAATCAATTGTATACCCTGGACTTTCCAAAATTACTTCAACGGGAGTTCCTCCCGCAGACATTACGTTATCCCAAATCTTAATCTCGTGATTAATACCTTTAAATCCTTTAAAATCCGATGTATATCTTAATCTCATTTATCTACGTTTTGATTGTGCTTTTGCTCTTTTTCCTATTATTTCCAAATCATTACCTGTTACTTTTGTTGACAATTCTATATCAGCATCTCCTCCTAATCCAAAGGAATTGAGCATATTGTTTGGGACAACTCCTGAACCTGCTTTTAAGTTTGCAATTTCTGGTCCATTTTCTCCTACTAAAAATGCTCCTGATTGAATTACTGAACCACCTGTAGCAAATTCTGGTATTGTTGCAAATGCTGCTATTACAACAGCTAATAATTCAGCTATAAATACAGGAGTTGCTATAGCTGCTCCTGGACCAGTTGCTGCTCCTGCTTCCCCTCCACCATATATTGCTGCCGCCATAGCCATAGCCATATAAGTAATAATCATGTCCAATGCACCAGAAATTAAAGTTGACATAAACCTACCTTGAGCATCTTCTGCAAATACCATACTTGCTACCATACTGTCAGCCATAGCTTTCATTGCTCCTGACATTGCATCTGCTACTATCCGACCTGCTTCTTTCATCGCATTTAATTTTGCAATTTCTTCTTCTTGTTTTGCCATTAATTCATTGTATTTTACTAATTGTTCTTCAATCTCTTCTTGATTTAATTTTAATGCTTCTCCTTCTAATCCAATACCTTCTGTTATTAATTTATTAATATTTGTTTTTAATGCTGATATTTGCATTCCTACAGCATCAAAAGATTCTCCCCAAACTTCTTGTTGAGCAGTAATACTTTTCATTGCATCTTCATAATCTTTTAAATCAGCAATTATAGCAAGAAAAGGGGCATCATCAACATTTTCCTCATCTTCCATTGGCATAACTTCAAATGGGTCGGGTTTAAATTCTTCTATTATTTGTTCAAGTCTTTTTAAATGGGCAATTTCCTCTTGTTCAATAAATTTATCCAACATTACTTTATCTGTCATCGACTCTTCAAGATTCTTTGTTATTGCTCCATATTTTAAGGTTTCAAGAGCCATTTGCTTTCTATACCCTTCCTCCATATTAGCAATAATTAACGCTTGTAATTTCTGTTGGTCTGCATATGCGTCTGAGGCAGCTGTACTGGTTGGAACTCCTGTTGGAGTAATTATAACATCTTCAACTACTTCAACTACTTCTGGAGGAGCTAATGCTTCTAATTCTTTTTGTTTTTTAATTAAAGCATTCTTTTGAACCTGTAATTTATTTAATGTTATTTCATCTTCTATGCTTATTCGCTTTCTATTATTAATTAAATCAATAGATTTTTGAACTGCTACTAATTGTTTTTGAGTTGCTGATGCTTGTTCTTTTCTATTTAATTCATTTTGAGTTTCAATTAATTTTTCTTTTTGAGATATTAATTTGTCTAATGTTTTTAAACCTTTTTCGCTTATTGTATTATTTTTCTTTTGAGTTTCTAATTTAGTAATATCATTACCAATTTGTTTTAATGTTTCTTTAGTATATTCTTGTTCAGTTTTTAATATCTTATCGGCACTTGTCCCTTGAGCATCATAAAAATTATTAACATTTGCCATTTCTTTGTTTTGTGCTTTTAAAGAAACAGATAAATCAACTACTTGAGCCCGTACATTTCTAACCTTCAATCCATAATCTTCAGTATAGGTAATAAGTTTTGCTTGATAATCTAACATCTGCCTACGCCAACTCTTCATTCCAATATCATCTTTGTCTCCAATACTTGCTCGAAGTTTTACTAATTCCTCCAAATCAGCAACAGCTTCTTTTGATGCTGATACGCCTTTCTTTTTTTCTACTTGTTTACGTATTTTTTCAGATATATCAAAACTTTTATCTAAATAATCATTTCCAATATCCTCCAAAGCTAATTGACGATGCTTTTCAGCAATTTCTTTTGTCAGTGCATCAGTTGCTAAAATACGAGCAAGTTTGATTTCTTTTAAAGTCGCATTTTCTCGTAAAAGAAATGGTAAATATTTCCCATATTGAGAATTAACCTTTTTTATAGCTTCTTTATGAGCATCTGTACCTCCTGCCGCCTTTTCTAAGGAATCAAATACATAATTTAATTCAGTTTTCTGAGTAAATAATTCCTTATTAAATTTTTTCATTGAAATTGCAACCTTCTGATTAGCTTTTCTTATTCTTATCAATGCTATTATTACTACTGCTATTGCTGCTGCTAATAATAACCAAGGGTTCGCAGCTAAAAATTTCATCATTGATGCTATTGCTCCACTAACTTTTGGAATAACAACTAACAATTTTCCTAAAATCATAAGCATTGGTCCAAGTGCTGCTACTATTCCCGCTATTCTTACTGCCCATTTCTTTTGAACATCTGATAAATTTTGAAACCAAGTTGAAAGGGATGTTAATTTAGCAGTAAAATTTTCCAACATAGGAATAATTGCCTCTTGAACTGTTTTACCAATAGCTGTCAAAGTAGTTTTAAAAGATGCCACTGCTTGGTCTAATTTGAATTCAGCTGTTTTACTTGCCGCTTCAAAGGCAGTATCTAATGAGCCTGTTGAATCAGCTAACGAATTAAATATAGCAATATTATCTTCAGCATTACTTCCCATAAGGTCAAGAACTCCAGATAATGCTCTAATATTAGGAAATACTTTAGCCATTGCTGTTTCACCATATTCCTCAGTAGTTACTTTAATATCTGTTAAAGCTGTAATTAAACCATCCTCACGAATCGTCTTTCTTAATTCTGCTGAGCTTGTTCCCATACTTCCCAATGCTTCTTCAGCTTGTTGAGTAGGTTTTAGTAATGATGCTAATATTTGTTTTAATTGCATGGAAGCAGTAGCAGCTGATGTACCTGTTCTTGTCATACCTGCTATTGCCGCTCCAACTTCATCAAATTGGACTTTCATTTCTGATGCAATAGGTAAAACCTGACCCATTGCTGCTACTAATTCTGGTGCTTCTGCTTTACCTTCTCGAACAGTCCCAACTAAAATATCTGTTGCCGCTGCGGCACTTAAATTCTCTTTACCGTAAGCATTCATTGCTGATGTAACTAAATCAGCTACAACTTTTGTTTCTCCTAATCCTGCGGCTGAACCTTTAGCGGACATATTTAATACGTCTAATGCCTCAGCACCTTTAATTCCTGCTGAAGTAATAAAAAACATTGCGTCTGCTAATTCTTTTGGAGACTTTCCAAGTTCTGGTCCAAGTTTTAGTATTTCTGCTGACCAAGATTCCACTTGTTCCTCAGCTACTCCTACCAAACCAACAATCTTATCCATTGATGCTTCAAAATCCTTAGATAACTTAAATGCCCCAACTCCAATTGCTGCAATAGGAAGTGTTAATGCTAATGACATCGTTCTACCAACTCCTTGCATCATCTTACCTGTAGCAACCATCTTAGAAGAAAAGCCTGTTAATTTAGCTTCTGCTTTCTTAATAGAAGCATTGAAAGCTGTCATATCGCATCCTAAATGCGCCGTTAATGCACCAATATTCATTTATTTTCTTCTCCTTCTACTCTTTGTTCCAAAAAATCCCTTTGCCGCTGCTATTATTTCTTCTGATGTTTGTTTTACTACTTCTTGTTTACCTTTTAATTTTTTATATTTCTTATCAAAACTTAAATCAAATACATCTTCAGGTTTTTTAGGTTTTCTTTTTATATTTGGACTTATTCTAATAGCATAAAATATTTCCATTCTACAAGTAATCCACATTGTTTCAATTTGAGATTGTAAAGCTAATCTCTCCCTATCTTGCTGGTCTTTTAAAGCTATAAAAAACTCTCGAGGGCTTAATTGATAAAACTCTGTAATATTTAATCCCAATCTCGACATTGCCAAGCCGCAGTACATATCATAATCTACTGGTTTGTTCGTGATGGTTTTTTTGTCGAGTTCTTTTTCACCACTGGCAACTTTCCCGCCAAGTCCTCATCCACTTTCATTTTAGAAATTATTGCTACAAATTCATTCATTACTTCATCCAGCATAAATTCCATATCATCTCGTTTCAAATCTAAAGTTTCATTTTCTAAATGAGCCCCCATCTTCAAAGAATAGAATAACATTGGTTCTAATGTTTCAATATCAGAATCAGATAAATTGACCATTGTCAACTCATCTTTATTTTTTGCCTTCATTTCTCTGGAAGTATGCTTCAATGCATAATATCCCATCTTTACAGGATACTCTTTGTTCTTATATTTTATAAATTCTGTCATTTAATTATAATTTTATTTGATTAATAAATTATTTTGATTATTTTCCTATTCTTTATGACGTAATTACAATACTCTGTGATGCTTTTACTGCATCAGGATTAATTACACCTGTTACGCAAGTTATTGTACCTGCAAATACATAAGTTCCTGCTGTTGAACCATCCCATAATGGTGTTCCTGCATCCCATACAACTGCTGGGTCTGCGGTAGTATCATCATCATAAGTAACTTCAACTGTTGTAGGTAATGTAGCATCTGCTAATTGAGTTGCATCACCTACTGCCATTCCTGTAATATTAGCTAATGTTTCAACTGAATCAATTACATCAACAGTTGTTAAATCAGGTTGCCCAGATACCTTAATCGATACATCACAAGTAATCTTATCATCTAATGGAATATCAATCGGTAAATCCTTGACAAGACCACTTAATTCAATTGTTGTATTTACGGAATCAGGAAGTACTATTTGATAATCTTGCACCGTATCTGACTCAAAATCAGTTTTCATTATAGCATAGGTAGCAGATTCAAGTTCATTGATAAAGATAAATCTCCACCATCCCGTAAACTTCCAATAAACTCTCTATAACCTCCTGTACTTCCTAATGTTGTAACATCAATTGTTTCTCTCGATGAACTTGGTCCACCAATACTATTAATATCACCTATGTTTACCCACGCTGAACCATCCCAACGATTGAATAACGTTCCTTTTCCACTTACTGCTGTCATTTTTTATTTCTCCTTAATTAATTTATTTTTAATTTTTATGATTTTTCTCTTTGTATTTTAAAATTGAGTGTTAATTCTGGATGAGTTGTTCCTTTAGAACTTACCCCAGATACTGTCATTTGATTTGGTCCATTTGCTAAATTTACCCATAAATAATTTGTGCTATTCTTAGTGAAATTACTCTTTCCATTTAATATTGTAATTATATCTTGAGCAACTTGCTGAGCCCCCATCCAAGTTTCATTCCTAATTAATATCATTACAGCATCATTTAAATATACATCATCCCCAAGTGTCATGTCTGGAGGAGCTGTAGAAGTGTCAAATAAAGTAACTGTATTAATTGGAGATGTAGGTTGTTTGCTAATAAATAAATCATTAGCAAATATGTAATTGGTGTCTGTATCGTCTACAATTAAATCTCGTATGTCTATTAATATTGGATTCATTTTATATATGTATTTTTAGCTAATATTCCTAATATTTCATTGTAATGTTGATTTAAAGCCATTTCTAAAAACTTTGCTCCTGCTCCAGACCTTCTTGTATATTTCTTTGTTTCAGCCGTTACTTTTCCTGATTTGGTTCTCTTTACTTTTTTTGGTTTCCCTCCAAAATCCATTGCCTTTTTATTTTTTACTTTTCCTTCATGAACTGCCGCTGCATAATTAGCCGTAAATCCCATAATCAAAACAGGGTGTCTTATTGCTGAAACAGCTGCTTTTGCTATTGCTTTTGTTTGCCCATTATCAGCTTTCATTTCTGATGCGTCTTTTCCTTTAAATGTCCCACCTTTACTTGATGTTTTTGCAGTAACAGTAAACCAACTTGCTCGTAAATTTCCTGTATCAATAGGAACTTTTGGTATCTCTTTATCTGTAGCCTTACGAACAATTATAGCAGCGTCAATTAATCCTTTTAAAGATTTCTGATGCAAAACTACTTTCTCAGAATTTAATTTTGCTATTACTGTTTGTAAACCCGTTAATTTTCCTGCCATTATAAATATACCTTTCTAACAAATTCTGTCGTAGATTTAATTAAAGGAACTTTTGTAAATCTTTGTATTGGATATGCTTTTTCAACTTTCTCAGGATTTGCCTGTTCATCGTCTTTCAAATCTTCCAAACTACCCAAATACATAAATCCATTTTCATCAATATCCTCCTGAACTAATATTTCCGCCCTGCTTATAATTTCTTTTCCATATTTATCAGTAATTACTTCCATCTTGTCATCCCAACGAACTTTAATTTCCTTTCCAACAGGAAAATTCTTTTGTCCATATCCATCATCGGTAGGATTACTCCAATATACTGCTGTTTGTACGCAAACTTTCTCAATAAATTTTAATATCCCTGCCATTATCTATTCCTCTAATGCTTGTATTGATATTGCTTTCTTTCCCTTGTCCAATGTTGCTATTGTACCTGTTGAATCTAACGCTAACACCATCTGTCCATAAGGGGTAGCATTAAATCCTGATGCTGTTGTTCCATTATACTCTATTTTTGCTCCTCCTGCTTCCTCTTTCTTCGCCATTCGTTCTCTGGTAGCAGTAATCATATGTGCT